ACTATTAACCAAACAAATAGTAGGCTTAATCCAATTGTATCGTTCAATCCTTGTTTTACCACCAGAAAGTCCTGTCTTAATAATAGACCAACCACTTCCCGTACTAAAGTAATAACCAGTCCCTCTGGCCGCTACTACGCCCCCTCTAAAGGGGAACGCTCCTAGTACCTTCCCTGTCCCTGTGACAGCGTTGGTATCATACTTCTGAAATCCATTAATTCGTCGGTAGCCTCTACCTGTCGCACCCTCAATATTCTGTCCTTGAATAAGTGCGCCGGGGGCTCTAGCTCCTAGAGTAAGAACGGAAGATGACTCAATAACCCCTCCGGTAGCTTCTACTGGAAATGTCTGCCAGCGATCCATTAATTTACTCTCAAGCTTGTCAGGAGATTTCTATCCTGAATTTCTCTTGTATCAAACACCTGTCGTGTCTTATTTATTAGGAGAGTTCGCATATTCGACAGACCCTCTTCCCATCTACTTTTAGAGATTTGAGAAGACTCAAGATTATCTCTAAACATATAACAATCCCAAAGAGCTCTCTGTACAATTACATAGTCAAATCGAGTGGGGATGGTTGTAGTATCATCGTGTGCAGAAACTGCTGTAGGGAATTGCCAGTACTCATACGTCACATTATATGCCAAGTCAGAATAACCGGGGTAGATGGCTACTTTGCTATTTTGGGTAGGGGAAATAAACTCTGGTTCCCCTGCTTCACTGGCAGTCATATTGATGTTATTGGCACGAGTACCATGCTTCATATATTCATCATAAGGAACAACAGGAAGATACTTCTCTCCAATAGCTGAAGAAGGTACTCCTTCGACTAAATGAAAAGACTCCCAATCCACTGACTGTGCATCAGCAGCAAGGGAGTACTCTGTCGTTCCATCGGTAAGCAAGGTTAGAGTGTCTGTAGAGTGATTAAAAGGCCACTCAATCTCAGCTTGCTGAATTTCTTCAATAGCATCCAGAACAGCATCTTTAGCTGTAGCGTGGAAGCCAGTAGCAGTTGCGAAGTTAGAACTCGTTAATTCTACTTCGTTGAGCCTGCGAAGGACTTTATTAGTAAGTGATAGGTAGGTGCTGCCCATTTAGATAAGTCCTATTATAGTATCTACTAAACCCCTAAAAGAGCCTTAATGGATATTATAGTAGCTGGTAGAAAAGTAGAGGGGAGCAGCATAACGCCACTCTCCCTCATATCTTTTGCGTTGACTAGCCGAAGGCTGAGTCAGGAACAACGTCCGGGGAAGCGTCAACTACGATAGCAACAACTTCGATTTCCCAATCGTCACCTGCACTAGATGCAGTAGCGATAGTCAGGTCCAGAGTATCAGCAGAGGAAACGACTGCCCCATTTGCAGATACTTTACCATTCGTACCGACTGCAAGCCAGCCTGCCGTAGTAGCATCGCCACCATCAACGATGGTATCACCACCGCCAGTGCCGATATCTACGGTAAGAGTCGTGCCAGAGTCTGCGGTTACGACCTTTGCAGAGCCACCAATCAAGATGGTATCAGCAGGAATATCGACTGCCTGAATTACATCAGCAGCAGCAAGAGCAGAGCCCTTGGCAGCTACAGCAGCAGCAGCAGTAACACGAGTCTTGAGGGCGTAAACGCCTGCTACACTCCGACGAGGCGTGAGAGCCTGCCGTGGTCGTGGTATTAGCAACTGTAAGATCAATAGTAGCCATTGTCTATATCTCCTTACACCGTACGCCAGTTTGCACCGACAAGAGCTTCCGTACGAAGCGCCTTCCGACCAAACATGTGCATACCACGAACAACGTCAGCAAAGCTGTCAGGGTCACGGTATGTTTCGGTCTTATTAATCTGCTCGGCAGAAGCCACGGCAGAAATATGACCAGCCAACAGCCAAGTACCATTGGTGCCAGAGGTAGCGGTAGAACCAGTACCTACAGTAGCAAGGTTATTTGACATGTAGACGTTGAAGCCCCGGATCATGCCGTCAGATACCCGGCCATTACGCAGGATGCCTTTTTCAGCATAATCAGCACTCAGCAGGTTGCTGTCTTCATCACCGATCAGTTCCCAGAAGAACGGATCAGCAACAAACCAACGACCTTCCTCGGGGACATCTGCTTCATCAAGCACACGCTTCATGCGATTGAGAATACCCAGAGGTGAGTAATCGGGGGAGCCACTATTAGCAATAGTAGCCTGAGCGGACTCAGTACCCAACTGGTTAGCAGTAGGAATCTGAGAGTCGATATATGCCAGAATGTTCTGGTCCATACCATTAGCAAGTTGGTACCCGGCACGGCTGGAAGCCAACTGGTTCCAATTGTGATGGGCCTGCTTCTTTTCAATGTCATCGACTTTGAAGGCGAAGTAGTTAGCCTGATCTACCGTCAAGGTAATTTCGTCATCATCGAGGTCCTGAGCAGTCACCTGAGTCCCACGTGAGTAGGGCAGAACAGTGACTTCAGGTTCACGGATAATGTGTACCGTATCGCCGTAGTCCGAAATCTCCCCAAAGTATTCTGTGTTGCAGATACTCTGACAAACACTCTTCGTGCGGAAAGCAATCTGAGCGCGACGGGAGTAGATTTCCGGCGTGAAATTACCTTGTGGAAGGTTGCCGTAACCGGCAGCAGTTTGGAAAGCCATTGTTAATTCTCCTTTAGCTTTATTCCACAAAGAAAAACAAACATAAAACTTTCTAATTCTTCTTGCGTTGGCGGTATCCCGAAGGAGCGCCTACATGAAGGTAGTTTAGACTTTTACGTGCTTGCTTATGAGCAGGATTTATCTGAAAGCACCTTTAGAATCCAACTCCAAGAATTCCTCGTCAGACATCTTGGAAATATCATCTGCGGTGTAAACCTTTTCAGAAGCACCGCCCGGCTCTTCTGATCTAGAGGTAGGAACTTTAGAAGCTCCAGCGTCTACATCAGTGTTTTTACGAGGACGCCCACGTTTCTTGGATGCCTCGATTCCTTTTTCCCTCTTATACAGAGAGACAACATCTATAACTGGTTGAGCAGCAGTGCCGAAAGCGGCATCTCGTACCCAAGTAGACCCTGTTTCAGTTTTGGAGTTAATCCACTCTACAAAATCTTCAGAGGAAGCAATATCCTCTAGGTCCTCATGTACTCGTTTAACCTCAACCAGTGCTTCCTTCTTGGAAGCTTCTTGTTCTCGTGCCTCAACTTCTGCCAACCGCTTTTCGTACGCTTCGGTAGCTTCCTTAGACTTAAGACCCGCAACGGTCTCAATGGTCTTGTACATGTCTGGGTAGGTCTCGCGGAACTTCTCAAGTTCTTCGGCACTCTTAGGAAGACTTACATCTCGTTCCTCAAGCTGTTCTCGAAGACGGGATTTTTCTTCCTCATGTTCTTTGTCCTTCTTGCTCATATAGCGTTGAAGGTCTTTATATCGTTTTTCGTAGTCGTGTTTCTGAGCCTTATTAAGAGGATTCTCTTTATCTAGCTCTTCCTCGACTTTCTGAGCATCTGCTGCATCAATCAGCGCCTGCGCCTGTGCAGCTTCTTCTGCTTCAACTTCTGCCAGTTCCCTTTCCAAGGCTTCTGGTGACAGATTAGGATTCCGGTAAAGGTCTCCGAGGACACTTGTGTCCTTAAATTTTGTTTCGCTCATTCTTTCCTCCATTGGGGCCTCACGGGTGTCCATAAGACAGCGATCCTATGTAAGTTGCTAGTTATAAGCAATAATATTACTTTGTCAAGTAAAAAAATTAGTTTTCTTCAAAATTTCCGTGTTTTTCTGCATGAAGACTCTGAAAGTACTCCCTACAGTCCCTTAACCCCTGAATAAACCCTAATTTTTGATGTAATTCCGAAGATTCTTTAGGTGCATTATAGATTAACGCATCCATATTGTCTTGGATTCTACTATTGAAATAAGCATCCAAGTTCTTCAAAAAGGGTTTTGAGGCCCCTTTAAGGAGCTTCTTGTGTACTTCGTCTTCCATTTTCCCTCCTACTGTGGTGGCATTTCAGGCTCTACAGGAGCTCCTTGCTGCTGTGGTTGTCCCGGAAAGCCTTCTTGTCCCGGTTGGGCAGGGACGGGAGGAGCCATTCCTCCTGTAGCACCCTGCTGAGGGCCTACTGGTCCACCTCCGGGCTGTCCTCCTTGCTGAATCATCTGAATAACCTGCTGCAATTCAGGATCATTAAGAAGCTTGCTTTCCTCAATATCCAAAGCCTTAGCAATTTCCTTGATAATAGCTCCTTGATTGAGGAAAGGAGACTGCTGTGCAATCTGGAAGAAAGAAATAAGCTGATTAGCCCGTACTTCCTTCTGAATCAAGCTTTCCGTACCCATTGCTTTAATAGCAAGGTCACCTCGGACTTCAAGATCACGATTATACTGCATGTTAAACGCAAACATTGCCTGCCCAAGTGGAGCAAACAAGTAATCATCGAAATTCTTAATAATAGTCTTAATAGTGACGGAGGCAGCGCCCAGAAGCTGAGAAATACCTGACGCTGTTCGTCCTACACCTTGAACCCCTGTTTGACCATGAGCAAAGGAAGGGATACCTGTAGACTGATCAGCAAACACAATGAACTTGTCAATCAACTGCATCAATTCAGGTGTAATGTTCTTGAAACTGGTGGAGAAGATAGCCTGTCCCGGCGCACCACCTCTCCTGCGCCAAACTTTGCCCGGATAAACAGACATATCCTGTCCCGGCATAAGATTGTTCTCGTCAACCTCAATCATAATATTACCAGAAAGAACTGCATTGTCAACCGACATGCGGGTGAATCCATTAACCATTCGCTGAGAGTCTTCCATGTTCTCTGGAATGCCTACTCCCCAAATATTATAAAGATCAACTTCGAGAGGATAAATGATGTAAGGAATTCTCTTAGGCCGGAAGGGGTTCATAACCATACGTATAACGACACCATTCAGCATCCAGACGTTTACTTGAATATCATCAGCATCCTCCAAGTTCTCGGGAATATCAAAACCTTCATCTTCAAGGTTCTCTCGGCTTTCAATGCCCCAGTATTCAAGGACTTCAAAACGATTATCGTGCGTCTGGTCTTCTAAGTCCTCACGAAGATTATGCTCCCACCACTCTGCAACATAATTTGAAGCAGTAGAGATAGCTTCATCAATCTGATCCGCAATGAATCCGGGCTGTTTCTTCAACAGGCGAATTTGGGATGCAGACATCAAGTGTCTGTCAATAATGTACTCGGCATCATAAGCTGTCGTACAATTAGGATCAGGGTAGATATCCCATACAGACCTATATTCAAGATCAGGAACAATCTTAAAGATTGGGTCATACTCACGAGGGAGGAGCTCTCCTTCTGGACCTTCATCTACTTCTGGAACTCGCCAATTAGGATATTCCTTCTCAGTAATGAAAGGTCCTTTAATGCACCCTGCACCAAGAATAGCTGCTTGAAGCATGGACTTTCGGAGTTCAATCTGGGCGTCAGCCTCTGTAAGCTGATCCTGAATGGTCTCGTCCATCTCCTCGGCTGCTTCTTGTGCTGGGGATTTCTTAATACCAACAGCCGAAGGGTCTTCTGTGATGTGTTCATCAGGAATACCTTTCAGCTTCTGTTTAAGAGCTTCTCCAATACGAGCAACACGAGACCCTACTGTATCACCGGGTTGGAGGTCTTTCCCATCCCCTTCATAACCAAAAATAGAGAGGTCTTCTGGGTCAATCTCAGGACCTTCCTGTTGAGCTTCCGCAGTAATTGTGATTTCTTTAGCGATGCCTGTGGGCTTCTCTGTCGCTTGTACTTCAAGAGGAACCTTTCCTTGACCAAAGAGAATATCAATGATCTGTCCGTAACCCGCCAAGGTCTTGGTCTTTGTAATCTTGATCGTCGCTTTAGACTTTTCAGTTGCTGTGAAGTTTTCCTTAAAGACT